CCCTTGCCCTCAAAACACCAAGGGGCAATTTGGACTATACCGTATTCGTGGAATCAAGCACGGAGGACGCAGGCGGAATAGGGGAAGTCAAGATAACCGATAAGCAGTTGAACGGTTTTAAGATTGAGTTTACCGGGGCCGCCAAGGAAGTATCCGTAAAATGTACCGTACAGGGAGGTTACGCATAATGGCAAATGTGATTATCAAAAGTGCGGAAAGAAAGGCACAGACGGCAGCGGTATTAAAAGCCTATGGCGTGGGCGGTGGCAGGGCGACCGCAGCACAGAGGGAAGCAGCCGAGCATATCGCAGTACGTTCCAATGAAGCGTACAGAGAATTACAGAGAATGGGAGGTAAAAAGCAATGGCAGCAGCAAAGATTATTGTAGTTGAGAAAAACGAGGGTGCAAAAATCCCTTATGAGGTATCGGGTACAAAAATCATCTTTGGAGAAGATGAACTCATGGTAAATCTGAAAACCCGGCAGCGTGATTATGACACAACGCTTGATATTTGCAAAGACAAAGAAAACGGCTTGACGGTCGGGGTCAATACGTCCTCTACCGAGTATGTGGCACAGGTCACAATACCCGCCCGTGAATATGAGGAAGTAGACAGCGGAAAGCAGGACGAGGACGGCAACCCGATTATGGAAAAGAACCCGTTGCCGTTTGACATGAAGAAATGCACGTTGACATTATGGGCGTTGCTTTAATCTGATTTAAGGAGGAAAAATACAATGGCAAATTTTGACGATTTACAGGGTGCGGTAGCACAGTTTGGGGCAGGAAACAAGGTTATCTATGATGATATTGGTATGCCGTCCATTATGGTAGGCGTTCCCAAGATGAAGTATTCCGACATTATCACAGGCGGTATAGAAGAGGTATTGCCGTTTTTTATCGTGGACGGCGAGGAAAAAGAAGCTATCTATGTTTCCAAGTTTGCCAATATCGTAGAGAATGACCGGGCATATTCTTTGGCAATGAAGTTACCGAGGAATTATATCACATTCGACCAGGCGGTAGCAGCCTGCAAGGCGAAGGGCAGCGGTTGGCACTTGAATCAGACGGGAATGTTTGCGGTGCTTAATCTGTTATCGCAGAAAATGGGGACCGTACCGCACGGCAACACAAATCACGGAAAAGATTATTTCCACGCTTACGAGCATGGTATCCAACCGCAGGGGGAAACGGGGCGGACGCTTACGGGAAGCGGTGGACCTACATGGTATCACAATCACGATATGTCGGGCATTGCAGACCTCAACGGCAACATATGGGAATGGACCGGCGGATTACGGCTTGCGGATGGGGAAATACAGATTATCCCTTATGGAAACTGTATGAAACTTGATTGCGATATGTCCGCAGAAAGCACCCTTTGGAAAGCAATCATGCCTAATGGCCAATTGGCAGCACCGGGTACGGCAGGCACTTTAAAGATTGACCAAACGAGTGCAACCGCAGGAATCAGAATCAACACAACGGTACAGTATCCGACAAGCGGGGATACATACCGTAATATTGCGCTTAAGAGCCTTACAGCAGCAAGCGGGGTAACTATCCCGAAACTGTTAGTAGCGTTGGGGGTATTCCCGGATAGTGGCGTTACAGGATACGGAAACGACCAGATTTGGATGCGGAATCACGGCGAAAGGCTGCCTTTCCAGGGGTCGGGTTTCGACGATGCGTCCATTTCGGGACCGTCTGCCCTCCGCTTGTTTCTTCCCCGTTCCGGCTCTCGCGACGACGTGGGTTTCCGCTCTGCTTTTTGTGACCTGTAAACTGAACACTGATAAACTGATAGAGTGTGCGGTAGTACACCCTTAATTTAAAAAATATATCAGCAAGGCAGGGGAAGCATGGAAGAGAAGCAGGGAACGCAGGGGACCGGCAACGGAAACGGGATTTTCCATATAAAAGAGAAAATCTACGAAATGATATTATACGGCAACCCTGCCCTAAAGGACTTTCCGAAAACTGAAAGGTATGTATTGGCAGGCGAGATAAAGAAAACAATGTATACGGCGTTGGAAATGGCGGTACGGCTTGAAAAGAAATACCACAAGAAAACGACCTTGCAGGATTTGGATATTGAAATTGATGTATTAAGAAATCTGCTAAGACTTGCGAAAGACCCGAACCTATACCCAAAACAAAAGCCTTGTTTAGACTTTCATACATGGGAAGTTTGGATTAAAAAGGTAAACGAAATCGGTTGTATGATTGGCGGTTATATGGAATGGGTAAACAGCAGGGAGAAGCAGAAATAAAAATACATTGGGAAACAACCGCATTTGTATAGGTGGCTGCCTATCCGGGGGTCGAGTTTCAACAATACGTCCAATTCGGGGCCGTCTGCCCTCAACTTGAATAATCCCCGTTCCAACTCTAACGACAACGTGGGTTTCCGCTCCGCTCTGCCCCTATGCCAAGAAGCCTTACGGTTACGACTGTAAGGACAGTGCAAAAGGGTTAAAGGGGTTGTTTTCCATTCCTGGACATTCCGGGAAAAAGATTATATTGCCGTAAAGACAGTTAGTAAGCGTAAGCCGAAAAGAATTATATTTGTCACGTCCGAAAGGGTTAAAAACCTAGTAGGTTTGTACGGCGAAATTTTAAGAAAATCAGAGGTTGCAAATGCACAGTATCAAAAATATCTATGAGAAAATATACGATTTTGAAAATCTGCATAAGGCTTGGGAAAAGGCACGGAGGGGAAAGCGGTACAGGGAGGACGTATTGAGTTTCAACCGTAATTATGAAGAGCATTTAATAGAGATTCAAAATCAGCTAATCTATGAAACATACGAAGTAGGAAGATACCATAGTTTCTATGTGTTTGAGCCGAAAAAGCGGTTGATTATGTCCTTGCCGTTCAAAGACAGGATAGTACAATGGGCGATATATCAGCAGCTTTTCCCGCTCTATGAGAAAACTTTTATTTCTGATTCCTACGCTTGCAGGCAGGGGAAAGGAACGCATAAGGCAGCCGACAAGTTACAGTATTGGCTAAGGCAGACGGAAAGGAAGCCGGAGCGGTACTACTACCTCAAAATGGATATATCCAAGTATTTTTACAGGGTAGACCATGAGATACTATTAAAAATATTGGGCCGCCGTATAAAGGATAAAAGGTTGCTTAATCTGTTAGAGAAAATCATAAATTGCGAAACTACGAAATTTGGCTTGCCAATGGGAAAAGAGCCGGACGAAGTAGAGGTAGAGGACAGGTTAGGCAATAAAGGTATGCCGATAGGCAACCTTACTTCTCAAATGTTCGCAAATATCTACCTTAACGAGGTAGACCAGTATGCAAAGCATGAGTTGGGGTTGCATTACTACATACGGTATATGGACGATATTATTATTTTACATCACGATAAAAAGTATCTTGCACAGGTTAAGGAGGATTTACGCATTTTCCTTGATGAAAACCTACGCTTGAATCTCAATAAGAAAACAGCAATCAGACCTTGCAGCATGGGGATTGATTTTGTAGGATTCCGCATATGGTCCACACACCGCCGATTAAAGAAGAAAACGGCATTAAAAATCAAACGGAGCATGAAACATTATGTAGAAAAAGTGGAAGCCGGGGAAGAGAGCAGGGAGAAAATGGAACGTGCGATAGCGTCATACCGGGGCATATTGTCACATTGCAACAGCTACGGAATGAGGCAGAGCCTTAACCGTCTTTTTATCAGAAAGGAGTAGTCAGGATGTATATTGGTTCATCAACAATAATAACCATTGCGGGCGTATTGGGTGCTTTAATCACAATCGGGACCGTTGGGTATAAGATAGTCAAGTGGTTTCAACAGCAGGATAAGCAGACAAAAGACATAGAGGAATTAAGGAAGCAGGACAAAGAAAATTTGAAACAGCTTAATGATGAAATGTGCCTGCTTACCTATGCCGTACTTGCCTGCTTAAAAGGTCTGAAAGAGCAGGGGTGCAACGGCCCCGTGACCGAAGCAATAGGGAAAATGGAGAAGCACATAAACCAAAAGGCACACGGGCAGGAGGGTTAGGAGGGTAAAACTGAATGAAGTATATTTTATGCGGAATCCTTGGCGTTGTCCTTGGATTCCTTATATTTTACCTGTTATTTAGGATTGCCAACAAGAAACAGCTTTTCAAAAGGGAATCGGCAAAGAAAAGAGGGAAGCCGACCTTTACAAAGGTTGTATTGGTGGCAGTCCTTTTTACTTACTTTGTGGGCCTGTATATCGGTATCAAAGTGACGCTTATAGACTATTCACAATTCGGGGTGCTTGCCACATACATAGCGACCCCGACAACTACGGTAATTGCCTTGTATTGTTGGAAAGCCAAGGCAGAGAACATTATCAAAATCAAACAGGGATACCCGGAGGAAACAAAGGATATTTCCGTTGATTTAAACAATATCACATTATAGGAGGGTAACACTATGAATATTAAGCAGAACATTGTAACAAAGAATCCGTGTTACACTTGCGGACGGACAATTACGGTAAAGGGCCTTATGATCCATTCCGTGGGTTGTCCGCAGCCGAGAGCGTCCGTATTTGCGAATAACTGGAATAACGCAAACGCCAATGTATGCGTACATGCAGTATTACAGGCGGACGGAACGGTATTACAGTTGTTGCCGTGGAATCGCAGGGGGTGGCATTGTGGAAGCGGAAACAACGGAAGCGGAAACAATACCCATATCGGCGTAGAAATGACAGAGCCGGACACGATTCAGTACACGGGAGGAAGCAGCTTTAAGGATTTAAACCCGGAAGCAACCAAGGATTTTGTAGCCAAGACGTACAGGACGGCGGTAGAACTTTTTACTTACCTCTGCAAGCAGTACAGCCTTGACCCGGAAAAGGACGGCGTTATTATTTCCCATTCCGAGGGTCACAAAAGGGGGATTGCAAGCAACCACGGCGATGTAGAGCATATTTGGAATAAGTACGGCTTGACTATGGCACAATTCCGCAGGGATATTAAGAAAGCTATGGGAGGAAACGCCCCGGCAGGAGGAACGGAACAGACCGCAGGAAACGCCCCTAAAAGCGTTTCAAAAGGGGATACGGTAACATTCACAGGGGGACCGGTCTA